GCAGAGAAAAACCGACTGCGGACCCCGCGGGTTTTTGGAAAGAGATAAACAGAGATGGCCAAAGAACAGGGAATTACGATCCAACTTGAACGGGTCCTGCAGGACTTCACCAAAGAAGAGGAGGACATCGTCTACAAGTGCATCGGCAAGGCGGCGAAGTTCGCTAAGCGCGAGATCATCGCCAACGCGCCGGAGCTGTCCGGCGACTATAAACGCGGCTGGACAGTCCGGACAACGAGGAACCACGGGAGCGTTGAGTCGGTCATCTACAACAAGGACAAACCGGGGCTCACTCATATTCTTGAAAAGTCCCACGTCATAAAAAACAAGAACGGCACCTACGGAAGAACGAGCCCAGGGCACGGGCAGGTTGAGCACATCGGCCCGGCAAGGGACGCGGCGGAAGAATACCTCCTCCGCCTTTTGATCGAGGCGCACTAAAACAGAAAAGGAGAAAGCAATGGCGAAAACAACCGCAATGGTCGAAGTAGCCGTGGATTCGCTCACACCGTACGAGCGGAACGCGAAGCAGCACCCGGCCGAGCAGATCGAAAAGCTCAAAGCGAGCATCGAAGAGTTCGGCTTTTTATCGCCCTGCCTCATCGACCGGCAAGGGAACATCATCGCAGGGCACGGACGCGTTGAGGCAGCAAAAGCCCTCGGCATGAAGACCGTCCCGGCGGTATACGTCGAAGGATTGACGGACACCCAGCGCCGCGCTTATATCCTCGCGGATAACCGCCTGACCGAAATGGGGGGGGTGGGACATGAGTCTCGTTAGCGAGGAGATCGAATGGCTGCAGGGCGAGGGGTTCAACATCGACCTCACCGGATTCACGTCCGACGACATCTTCTTCGACGAAATCGACGTGGGATTCGAGGAGGAACCAGAACCGGATCCGCCTGCCGAGGCGATCACCAAGACGGGCGACCTTTGGCAGCTCGGCGAGCACCGTCTCATCGTTGGAGACAGCACAAGGCCAGAAGACCTCGCCGCATTGATGCAGGCAGACAAGGCCGACCTGCTGATAACAGATCCGCCCTACAACGTCGGGCTCGGCGTTGGCGATTCCCCGGAGGTCGCAAAGAAAAGACACCGGAGGACGGACGGCCTCAAAATCGAAAACGACCTCATGGACGCGGACGACTTCGAGGAATTCCTGTTCAGGGCATTCAGCACAGCATCAGCCCATATGAAAGAAGGCGCCGCCTATTATTGCTGGTATGCGAGTACGTCGCAGAAGAGCACGCAGACCGCCCTGGAGCGGGCAGGCCTGCCGCCGCATCAGGTCCTTATATGGGTGAAGAATACGCTGGTCCTCGGCCGGCAGGATTATCAATGGCGGCACGAGCCATGCTTTTATGGATGGAAGGAAGGCGCAGCGCACTACTTCATCGACGCGCGTTCATTGACGACCATCTTCGACGACCTCGACAGCATCAGCCGCGACGAGGCCATCGAGCGCCTCAAAGAATACAGCGCCACAACATCCGCCATTTACGAGGACAAACCGAGCCGTTCTCCGTTGCATCCGACGATGAAGCCGCTCGGGTTGTTCAAGAAACAGATCCGCAATTCCAGCAAAGAGGGCGACATCGTCCTCGACATCTTCGGCGGGTCCGGGACGGCGCTCATCGCTTGCGAAGAGATGGGCAGACGCTGCCGGATGGTCGAGTATGATCCGTTTTATGCGACGGCTATCATCCAACGCTGGGAAGAGCAAACAGGGAGAAAGGCGGAGAGAGTATGAACAAGCTAAAAGGTTTATCGCTGCAGGAGCAGGCGAATGAGATCCTGGCGCGCGCGGAAGAAAAGGGCGTTCAGTCCAACTTCTTCTTCCGTACTACCTTCAAACGGTACCAGGTGCAGATGCGCATCCTGTCCGACCTCGAGAAAGCGATCGATGAGTACGGCGCGACCGTAACCAAGGAATACGTCAAAGGACGGCAGAACCTCGTCGCTAACCCAGCGATCACCGAATACAACAAAACGAGCACAGCGGCCAACGGAACGGTCGGCACGCTGATCAACATTATCAAGACCTTAAGCGAAGAGCAGGGCGGCAGCCGCCTGCAGGAGCTGATCGATGGCCTCGGGGAATAATTACATCCTCGCCTACTATCAGGCCATAACGGACGGCACGGCGGTCGTCGGCAAGTGGGTCCGCAAGCTTTACGAGTACATAATCAAAGGGCTCGAAGACGGGGCCTTTTTTTATAACCACAAGAAAGCGATGGCGGCGGTCCGGTTCATCGAAACCTTCTGCCACCACCACGAGGGCCCGCTCGCCCCGGGACGCATCCGCCTCGAGCTTTGGCAGAAGGCGCTGGTGTCTCTGATCTTCGGGATCATCGACGACACCGGAGCGCGGCAGTTCCGCGAGGTCTTCTTCGTCGTCGCCCGGAAGAACGGGAAGACACTACTCGCGGCCGCGATCGCCGCCTACTGCACCTTCCTCGACGGAGAGTATGGCGGGCGGATATACTTCGCCGCCCCGAAACTGGAGCAGGCGAACCTTTGCTTTGAAGCATACCACCAGATCATCCTGCAGGAGCCGGAGCTCGACGCGATGGCCCAGAAGCGCAGGACGGACATTTACATCAAAGACAACAACACGACCGCGAAGCCGCTCGCTTATTCGGCCAAGAAGAGCGATGGCCTGAACATTTCCGCGGCGATCCTCGACGAGGTCAGCAGCTGGGCAGGCGACCAGGGGCTCAAGTTTTACGAGGTCCTGAAGTCGTCCGCAGGCGCACGGCGTCAGCCGCTTTTTATCAGCATGAGCACCTCCGGCTATATCAACGACGGGGTCTTCGACGAACTGATGAAGAGGGCGACGCGGTTCCTGCTCGGCGACAGCAAAGAGCACCGGCTTCTTCCGGTCCTTTACATGATCGACGACATCGAGAAGTGGAACGACATCAACGAGCTCAGGAAGAGCAACCCGAACCTGTCGGTGTCGGTGTCGGTCGACTACATGCTCGAAGAGATCGCAATCGCCGAGGGCAGCCTTCCTAAAAAGGCCGAGTTCATAACGAAGTATTGCAACCTGAAGCAGAACAGCTCGCAGGCGTGGCTGACCGCGCAGGACATCGAGCGCTGCAGCGGTCCGCACTTCGGCCCGGAGGACCTCGCGCACAATTATGCGGTCGTCGGGATCGACCTGTCGCAGACGCGCGACCTGACGGCCTGCGTCGCAGTCATCGAGAAGGGCGGCGAGCTTTACGTCCTCGCCCATTTCTGGCTGCCGGCCGAAAAGATCGAGGAAGCGATCCAGCGGGACGGCGTCCCTTATAACCTGTATATCCAGCGAGGGTTCCTGAGCCCGTCCGGGGAAAACTTCGTGGACTATCACGACTGTTACAACTGGATCTGCGACCTCGTCGAAAAATACGAGATCCTGCCGCTCAAGGTCGGCTTCGACCGGTACAGCGCGGACTATCTGATCCAAGACCTGAAGACGACCGGAAACAGGACGACCGGCTACCAATGCGATGACGTCTATCAGGGCGACAACCTTTATAGCGTCATCCAAGAAGTTCAGGGGACCATCGAGGACGGCCGCCTCCACATCGGAGACAACGACCTTCTGAAAATGCACCTTCTGGACAGCGCGATCAAGATGAACAACGAGCGCGGCAGGGGCCGCCTCGTGAAAGTAAACAACGCCTGCCACATCGACGGGACGGCTGCCTTGCTGGACGCGGTATGTATGCGCAGCAAGTACGCCGCCGAGATAGGCGAGCAACTCAAGAACGAAAGAAGGTAACGAATGGGCCTGCTTGATAGCATCTTTCGCCCGGAGAAGAACCGGGCACAGCAGGAAGCACTTAAAACCGCGCATGAGACCTTCCACGCGCTGACCGCATACCGGCCGGCGTTTACGAACTGGCACGGCGCGATTTATGAAAGCGACCTCGTCCGCGCGGCGATCGACGCCAGGGCGCGGCACATCAGCAAACTAAAGGTGGAGATCCACGGCACAGCGAAGCCGGGGCTGCAGGCGAAGCTCCGGCAGGGTCCGAACCAATGGCAGACGTGGAGCCAGTTCCTTTACAGAGTCAGCACGATCCTCGATGCATCCGACCGGTCGACCTGCGTCATCGTCCCGGTGTTGGACGAATACATGACCGTCACCGGGTATTTCCCGGTCGTGCCGAACAAGTGCGAGGTCGTCGACTTTGAAGGCGAGGCGTGGCTGCGGTACACCTTCGCGCACGGGCAGACGGCAGCAACGCCGATGCGCGACTGCGCGATCCTCACAAAATACCAGTACAAGAACGACTTCTTCGGCGACGGCAACAGCGCGCTGGACGAGACGATGCAGCTGGTCCACATCCAGAACGAGGGCATCGAGGAAGCGGTCAAGAACTCGGCGACCTATCGCTTTATGGCACGGGTCACCAACTTCACAATGGCCGACGACCTGAAGAACGAACGGTTGCGCTTCAGCAAAGAAAACCTCCGCGCAGAAAGCAGCGCCGGCGGACTGCTCTTATTCCCGAACACCTATCAGGACATCAAGCAGATCGAAAGCACGCCCTACACCGTCGACGCCTCGCAGATGGAGATCATCAAGACGAACGTCGCGAACTACTTCGGGGTCAACGAAAAGGTCATGCAGAACGCGGCCACGGCGGACGACCTCGACGCATTTTTCAACGGCGGCATCGAGCCCTTCGCGATTCAGTTCTCCGAGGCTATGACAAAGGCCATCTTCACGGAGCGGGAACGCGCGCAGGGTTCTTATTTCATAGCGAACGCGAACCGGCTCCAGTACATGAGCACGGCGGCCAAAGTACAGATGGCCAAAGAGCTCGGCGACCGCGGCGCGCTGATGATCGACGAGATCCGCGAGCTTTTCAATTACGCACCGCTGCCGGACGGCGCGGGTCAGGTCGCACCGATCCGCGGAGAGTACAAGGCGACGGACGAGCTGACAAACGACAACACACCGAGCGACGGCGCAGAGCCGGAGGAGGACACCAATGCCAATGAATAACGAACGCGAATACCGCGAAATGAAAATCGAGATCGAGAAAAGAGCGGAGGGCGAAGCGGACGACAGCATGATCGTCACAGGCTACGCCTCCACCTTTGACGAGCCGTACCTGCTCTGGGGCGAGCCCGACTACGAGGTATACGAGAAAGTCGACCGGCACGCCTTCGACGACTGCGACATGAGCGACGTCATTATGCAGTACGACCACCACGGGCGCGTCTTTGCGCGCATCCGCAACAACACGCTGGAAGTAAGCCCGGACGACACGGGCCTCTTCATAAAAGCCGACCTGGGCGGCACCGACATCGGCCGCGGCCTGTACCAAGAGATCGCAGGAGGCTACACCGACCGTATGAGCTTCGGCTTCACGGTCGACGAAGACACCCGCGAGATCGTCGACGACAGGACCACCGGCAAGACGATGGTCATCCGCACCATCACCAAGATCGGCAAACTCTACGACGTTTCCGCAGTTTCGCTGCCGGCTAATCCCGGCACGAGCATCAGCGCGAGACTTCGCGACGGAGTGATCGCAGAAGTCGAAGCGGAGAGACTTAAAGCGCAGGAGCTCATCCTTGCGAGAAAGCGGGCAGAAGTGAGGGCCAGAGCCCTCGGAGGGAAAGCATGAAAAAAGAAGAAATCATGGCGCTGAACATGGACGCCCTCAACGAGCGTGCGGCGCAGATCGCGGAGGAGACCCGCGAAGCATCCACAGAAATGCTGGATGAGCTGCAGGCCGAGATGGACGCCATCGAAGAGCGCAAAGCACAGATCAAAGCCGAGGCAGACGAGAAGCGCAAGGAAATGCAGCGCGTGCTCGAAGGCGAAGGCAAAGTTATCGAAAAAGAGCAGGAGGAAAGAAAAATGCCTGATGTCAAAGAAATCAGAAGCTCCAAGGAATATCTCAACGCATGGGTCGAGAACATCAAGGGCAGAGCAAACGAGGAACAGCGCGCTCTGCTGACCACAAACGCCGAGAACGGAACTATCGCAGTCCCGACCTATGTCGAGGATCGCATCAATACCGCGTGGGAATCCAACGAGATCGTCAGACGCGCGAAGAAGTCCTACTTCAAGGGCAACCTGAAGGTCGGATTCGAGGCAAGCTCAGAAGGCGCGATTCAGCACGAAGAAGGCGCAGCGGCTATTACTGAAGAAAACCTCGTCGTCAAGTTTGCCGAGCTTATCGGTGTGACCTTCAAGAAAATGGTCAGACTGTCCACAGAGGTCATGGACATGAAGACAGAGGATTTTATCGACTATGTGGTTGACGAGGTCGAATATCAGCTCGCGAAGACCGTCGGCGACCATCTCGTCATGTATAGGGGCGACTACGCAAGCGATGCTTCCCTGTATCAGCACTTTGCCGCGGCTGGCACAACTCTGACGACCGCGG